GAGGAACCATGGATACGGTTCCTAGTAAGGACCCGAAACAAACGAGCCGTGTCCGTTTTTGGGGGATACCGTAATCCGGGCAGTAGATTTCGTACGTTTCCGTCGTATAGCCGCATTTTTCTAGGGATGAAAGAAAATCTTGCAATACCTTCCCATCGTCGAATTTTTTCAGGGCCGGAACGTTCTCCATTGATACCACATGGGGTCTTATTTTTTGAATGAGATATGAGAATTGGTAGAGCAACTGCCACTTGTCGTCTTTTTTGCGATCTCCTCCGTTGTACAGGGAAAAAGGTTGGCAAGGAGCGCAGCCAACCAAGATTTTTATGTCATCCTTTGGATATAATCTTGCCAGATCATTCGCCGACAAATCCCGGACATCGGAAGCGATGAATTTAGCTCCGACGTTATTGGCTTCGAAAGGATATTGACAGGCATTATCGGTATCAATTCCGGCCAACACACGAAACCCTTCCATGACAAAACCGTGGGTCAGTCCCCCGACTCCGCAAAAGAGATCCACTACCGAAATTCCCTTCTTCATGAGATCATCCCCGTGTCGTCAAAAATGCGAGGTTTGTGATGTCGCTTTTGGCCTCGCCAAGATTATGCCATATTTGATTGGAAAGATCGAGGTCTTTTTTACGCATTCGAATCAGCAGAGCCTCTTGCTGCGAAGAACTGCTCCAGATCTTCTTTACCGTTTTGGTCGAAGTCGCCGTTCTATGGGCTTAAGAATCGAACATCCTGGATATCCTGTCCGCTCTTTCTGCTCTCACTATATATTCGTCATATGAAGCTTTGGCCGATTGAATCAGTTGTTCATATGTCACTATTTGAGAGCCTGGGCTGACTCCATTCAATATGCTGAAAACTCTGTCACGGTCCTCTGGAAGAGGTTTCCCTATAACGAATACGACTTCTATGACGGAGCGATTTCTTGCGTCCATAGGTAGTATTTTCTTTAATGCATCTACATATTTTGAACCCTGTTCAGCAAGTGTAAAAATACTTGTTATCACTGAAGCTCGTTTTAATTCGATTATTACATGTTTGCCGGATATGGTTCGATATCGAATGTCTATGCGGCCGTATGTTGCTTTAGTTTCTTCGTTGTCTTCAAGTCCTGGGCAGAGTCTCAGTCGTTCTTCCATTGAAGGCGCTTCTGCCGCACGTTCCCAAGAGGGATCCAGCAACCATAGATGATTGAAGAGATACTCTTGTAAAACACGTTCTTTTTGGTCTTCATCAACGAATTGGTTTAAAATTTTTATGATTTCAAGCCGGTTGGAGACGATGTCGAAGTACAGCGCAGCTTCCAAGTCGTCCTTCCCAGACAATAGGCATAGCAAGTCGTTTACCCCTGCTTCCAAGGCTCTTTCGAGTTCTTCCTCATCTCCTCTCAAGCGTAGTCGTTCGAAGCCGAAAATCGCATGGCGTAGCAACATTTTGCGGTTGTCTTGATTCTCATCGTCTTCTATTTCGAGGGTGGCGATTTTTTGGAGAAGCTTTTCGGCTTTCCTTTTCCAGCCCGTTTCCAACGAATTGATCCATTCGGCTACTTTGGGATATTTTTGCCCGAGTTCCGTTACCTTGTCTCGCGTTCTCGTTTCGCTCCAGCTAGATGCGATGTTGCGGAGGCAGGCTTTGAGAAACACTTTCAGCCTTTCGAAACGAGGGTCGTCTTCGATGAGTCTTTGCCGATTGCTGGTGACTATATCGTTGTCCTCGTTATCCAGAAAATCCGCCTCAATCTGTCCCGTCAGGTATTTCGTGTACATCTCGGCTCCGGTTATTCGAGAGAGGACGTCTTCGTCTACCAATCGCCCTCTAGCCAAGACTATTATGGAGTTCAGGTTCCCTTCCGAAGTCGCTAAACGTTTAGGTTTGTCTACGGTACCTATCCACCCATTAACTGTTTCTCCTTCCTTCAAGCCGTTGCCAGAACCCTGAAGTATGAATTTTTCCTTGAGATATCCTTCTTCACATCTACTAGTGTCGATTTCCTCTTCACCTATGCCCCATAGGTATTCGACGAATTTGAGATCATCCCTATCGGCGGAGGTTACTTCCTCATCATTTACGAAGACATGGAATCCTCTGAAAAAATCGTTGGTTCCTTTCGTTCCGGAATCCTCTTTACCTATAATGGAGAAGCGTCTGGCGATGCGACGTTTAAGGGAACTTGGGCTAACCTCTCTGATTCGTTCCTTTAGTTTCGAGGCCACGATGCAGGTCCCATGTTCGCCTAGTGTCACGTTTGCCGGTATATCGACGGGAATGGGATGATATTCTTCGTCTTGACGGTCCATTGCCTCTCTAAGGTCGGTAGTCGAAATCCTCAGGCCTATGGGATCCGTTTTTTGCGTTCGAGTGAAAATATCTACCTGCTTAGCAATGGAAAAAAGCGATAGCTTCCCTATACCTTTGCGACCCATTACGGGACGTCCCTCTTGAGAACGATCTCCTTCATTTTTTCTACGACGATACCCTACCTTTAGGTATCGTTCGTTCACTCCGTCAGTGTTCATTCCTATTCCATCATCGGTTATTGCCAAGCGATCTTCTTCAATGGTTATCCACACGTTGCCGGCATCGGCATCCCAAGCATTCGCTACGGTTTCCGTGATGACTGCCGCAACGCTGCTGTACAGGCCATCGGCTAGGTGATCTAGAACGTTCAAGTCGACAGTCATTTTATATGGAGAGGTGTTCTCCAAGGCGATCAATCCTTTCTCGCATCATTAGGTTCTCAATAAGTTTAATTAAAATCTTCCGTAGTCTATACGTGCCTAGATGTGCCTCGCAAGTGTGGCGAACTCTTCCCTTAAACATAAGTTGCTGTCTTTTTGATTCTTCTCAGAAAGGGTTGGGTGATTTAAAAATCAGTATTTTCAAGAATTTTCTTCTGTTCTTTCCAGAAAATATCTTTTTGCAGCCCTAATCGGCTTTCCCAAAGGCCGTAAAAATTTTCTCGAGCACGTTTAAGTTGTTTTATCTGTTTGCTTATGTGACATCCATTCATGAGAATTATTATGATGCCAAATAACAGTGTCAGAGAAATCGTCGTGTACGATATTTTTGCAATTAGTTTCATAACATAAAGATCTGGTGTGTCTTTTTGAGCAAAAAACGTAAGGCCCAAAATAAGGAACGGAATAAGGGCTGCGATGCAAATCGTAGCTATATAATAAATTCGGCTCACGAGGCGATCTTCCAGTCTCCCTATTTTTTCATCAAGCATTATAATTATTTGCCCTATTTCCTGCAGGATTAACTTGTTGCGAATCATGAAATTTCTCCTGTTAATTTTTTAGCATTCAAGCTGCAACTGCGATTTGTGAAGAAGAATCCTTGTGCTTTCCCTGTGGATTATCTATCTTCTTTGTTCCGTTACCTCGGCGGGTTGCACCGGGAGCAGGGTTCGTATCCTCGACGTATTGCGTCTTTCAGGTCGATGGGTATTTTGCTTTTTCGCAAATGGGAGCAGCCATCTCGGTGGTATTTGTTGCCGCTTTGGGTAACGTAAACAATCATGGAGATCTCTTCCCGCCCGGCATCGGTGGCTTCGTAATAACTTGGGGCCATCGTGGGAGGCGTGGAGGAGGATCCGTATACCGGGAAAGACTCTGGGGCCGCATTGCTATCGCTGGCCTTGGGTTGTTGTGTGGGGGTAGTAGGGGATGGCGTAGAGGGGGCTGTAAGGGTAAAGGCTGCTGTGATTGTCGGTTCAGCGGTTTCTTTAGGGGGCGGAGGCCCCTCTTCGGATTTTTGTTCTACTTGTTCGCTCTGCGTTATAGTCGGTGGGGCCGTATCTACCTTTTGCGGAGCATCTTTTTCCTCTCCAAATTTTCCCAGGAGAATCAAGCCTACAATAATGATTACCGCAAGGAGGATGAAGCGGGAACATCCCTTGCCTTTTTTCTTTTTTGGCTCGGGCTCTTTGTCGTTTTGAAATCTCGTTGCATTTTTTTGATTTACCTTCTTGGCGTATTCCTCCGCTTTAAATGGAGAAAGCATTTTCCCGTCAGCAAATTTGCCACTCACCTTTCTGCCTCCCTCCGTATTCGAGCCTTCTTGGATAGGTTTTTACCCGCGTCCTTGATTTTTTTATCACTCTATCCCAATTGATTCTTTTGCAGCTTTTTCGGCCTCAATTGCCATCGCTATATGTCCCCAAATTTCGCCATTAGAGCTTTGATCTAATTTTCTATCGCCATATTTCTTTAGATTTTCAATAAAGGAAGAGTAGACAGATGTCTTTATTGAATAAGCGAGTTTCATTTCGTATGCCATGGTGTTCAAAGCTGCTTCTGTCTCTTCGGGAAGCCCATTAGGTAAATTAAGCTGGATACGCATATATGCGTCTTTTGCCTCTTGAGCGGATTCAAGAGCTTGATTAGCAACTTGGAGCAAATTGTTTTTAGAAATATTTGCATCAAGGACAGCTTCTTTGAGCCTGTCGCTCGGAGCTGTTACGGCGCGATCAATTTCAGAAATTTCGTTAATCACAGAAAGGCAAATTGTTTGTTGTTCTTCTAAAGAAAGGGGTTTATCAGACGCATAGGCCAAAAAAGGAAGAGAGAACAATATGCAAATGGTGAAAAGAGCAAGTTTTTTATGTTTCCCCAATCTCTGTGTGAGTTTTTCTTTCATGAAAGACACTTCCTTTTCGCTGATTTTTTGGATCGGCCTCGTTTTTCAACGCATTCCCTGGCAAAATCCAAGTAAACTTATCCTCAAAAATTCCAAGTCCCGCAACACCCTCCGTTTTCTTCCCCCCTTCCTACACGTAACGCTTAAAACATGTCCGCTGGTTTGTTCGAGCGAAGCACCTCAACAATCTTTCCCGCAATGCTGAATAACGTCTTGTCGTTTGCTGTTTCCGCATCTACGCTTATGGTGGGTTTATCGCTGGCGGCATGCAATTCTACCCGGCCATCCGGGTGGACGAAGACCCACCTAATGAACCATTCTCCGTTGTAATAGAGGAGATAAGCACTTCCATTTTTGAACTCTTCTGCCGGGTTCACTATTGCAATTACCCCCGCTGAGATGCCGGCCCTTTCCATCGAATTGCCCGAAACGCGAATCCCAAAAGGTTTCTTCATATTGTCGATACGAAGTGTGTCACGGGAGACGATGGTTTTTTCCATTGAATCGTCGGCGTTGTTGGCCATTCTCTGCAACGCTCCAGGGGTGCCCGTGGTGGGCATATCCAAAAGCGGAATTTCCACGAAGTTCCCGGGGAGAGGGGGAGGATTTTGTCCTCTTGTCTCGTAAGGGTGCATCGCTTCCCTGGCCCCCGGTGGGGAGGGGTCGTCGGTTTCGCCCGTTAAAAAATCCAGAGGGACTCCTAGAAGCTCTTCCACTTGCTTGGCTGTTCCATACGAAACACCGGCCTTGCCATTTAAGACGTTGGATACATGTTTTTGCGTGATTCCAATAGCTTCAGCAATATCTTTATTCTTGATGTTTTTTTCTCGCATTACATTTCTTGCTCTGTCTTTTTTAAAAACAAGTTTTTTCTCGTCTTCCACTTGTCCGCACCCCCCCTTCTCTCTTTTTCTTCATAACCTACAAGGTAAAGCCATGCTCCCGCAAAGTCAATCCACTGGAAGTTCTCAAAAAATAACCCATAAGGTTTATTTTGAGCCTTTAGGCCCATTGCAAATAATTACCTATCAGGTTATATTCTTGGTGCGGAAAGGAGGTGGAACAATGAAACTGATTGATTTAGATGAAAAAATGAGGGACTTTGAAGTGAAAAACATTGATATTGCTAAGGATTTAAATGTTACGGAAAAAGCAGTATCTCAATGGAGACGGGGGCGGGTGTTTCCCTCTGACAACGCAATAAGCTACCTGTTAGGTAAATTTAGCACCTTGAAAGTTGAAACGGATTCCGGGGAAATTTTTATTATGAGCGGAAACCCTACAGCCCCCGCCCCGGAGTAGCAGCATTACCCCAGGGCGGGGAGGAACAAAGCATCCTGGGGGCGATCAACACAGTATCCCGATTTATCGCAAGCCTCCAAGCCCTGGCCGCCACGTGCGACGAAGCAGGCGAGATAGTAGCAATCACCATGGACGTGGCGGCGGATGGGCGGCTCAGCGGAGAAGGCACGGTCACCCTCCGCACTAGGTACAACGAAGCACGAGCGGCGTTTCTGGATCTTGGGGAATTGATTGGGACATAAAGGGAAAGGGGTGGCAGCATGAATAAAAAATGCAATAAAAAATGCCCCCGGAGGGGCAAAAGAAAACAAACTCAACTCAGGATGACTGAAAAAGATCGGGCTGTTTTTTGTGCTTTACAGGTCAGTATTCAGGATCTCACCCAGCAGCAATTGCAAATCCAGCAGCAATTGCATCGGATTTCTTCCTCAAATATAACAGCCAAGGCCCCTGAAAACCTTACTCCTGAGCAGGCATACGAGCAGGCATATCAGCTGGGGAGATTGGTGGGGAAACAGGTCTTACAAAAATACCGGCAATTTGATCAATAAAAAGTACAAGCGTTGGAGCTGTTATGGAAGGAGATTCGTTTGAAATGTTTGCGCCATTAAATATTTTAACATCTTCAAGCAAAAGGAAACCGTCTTTTTGAGGGCGCTCAAAGTCTTCTTTTTCCTCAAGGCATGCCTCTTCAAAGGAACCAATGACTCCATTTACGAGCCCTTTTGTAATCTCTTTTGTAATTTTTTCCGGAGACTTCGAATTTTCCTGATTAGGCCCTTCCTCTTTTCCTTCTCTGAGGAGCTTGCCGGAAACAATTCCCATGGAGGTTAGGAAAAAGACATTGCTTCCTGCTAATTCATCAAAATTGGCAGCAGAAGCAAAACCGAGAGACATACGCTGTTTTACGGATATGTATTTCATTTGAGAAGCCTCCTGTTAAAAGTTGTTTTTTCCGGAAGGATGAATAAATGCCAAAGACATCGATCCAAATAAGAGTCGATCCAAGTGATTTGAAGTGGGTTGACAAAGAAGTGCAACGTACGGGGGGAAGTAGAGGAACAGTTATTCGATCCCTTATTCGCCGCGCTCAATGCGAATCCTCTGAGCACTCTGACGAGTGTAACCCCTAACCGTACTTGAATCAAGTACAGGAAGGAGGAAAACAATGCCGGGCGTAAAGGTGGTGCCCTTCGAATGTCCCCAGGAGCAGCTGGGCCTGGATGGCATTATCGGCATGTTGGTGCAGCAAACCATAGCCAACCTGCTCGCTGAAATCGATATAGAAAAAGCCTTCCGGGAGGCAATGAAAGAAGTTATTGCCGAAAAGGTACAGCAAAAAAAGCTGGAGATGGATTATCTGATGGATACGGAAGAGGTGGCCCAAATAATCGGGATGAGCAAATCCTATCTTGAGAAGGCCAGAAGTCAGGGCACCCTGGGAAAAGCCTATCCTGCCCCGAAAAATGTGGAGATTGGTAGTAGAGCGTTGTACAAAGCATCGACGGTACAGCAGTGGATCAAGGCACGACCCGAACATGGCGGAGAGGAAGCTCCGATATATAACAACCAAAAGATGAGAAAGGAGTGTGTAATGCAATGAAGGCAGTTTGGATAGCGGTAGGGGGTTTTGGAGGTTTAGGGCTGGCATGGACGTTGCTACGGCTGACGGCTTATCTTTACGAGGAGCGCTGTTATCGGCGTCACAAGCTACTGCGGAAAAAGGCGTTGCAGTCCATGAGGACAAATCCGTGATACGTCCGCTTTACCCTCGGCGTTGCGGGGATTGCGCCCGGTATGCCCGCACGGGAGCAATCGCATGCAGGTGCATCCTCTCCGGGGCTTACGTGGCCAATTTCAACCCGGCATGTGATTACTCCATCTGGAAGGACGAAGAGAAGTACCTTCCCCTTCAGGAGCTGGAGCTTCGTCATGAGATGGCCAGGGCGGGGGCTCTTCGTGGGTAGATGGGCGCAGGAAGAGCGAGTTCTCGTTTTTTGCCGGGGATGCCCGGGATTGAGGCAAACAGCAAATGGAGTGATATGTGATGGGCGGTGTGTCAGGCCGATGGAGCCACGAGATGATAGAAGCCCTGGACCTTCTGATAGCCGGAGGAACGACAGACCCGGGAGACCTGAAGCAGATTATCGGCCTGAGTTCTCACGAGGTGATGCGGAAAATGACGCAGAGGTATTCTACGGCCATGCTACAGAGATATGTTAATCGAGAGCTGAAGTTACAGGCGGCTGTAAACAGGAGGAGTGCATGATGAAGAACGGAAACGTGTTGACGCTGGATGATTTCCAGGTGCGGGTGAATTACGCCAGAGATCGGGCTCGAAGGTTGTCGGAGGAAGTTGGGTGCCGGTATTACGCCGTTCGGGTAGGAACTATCTTCGGTCCCACCAGGAGAGGGCACGGATGGCGGGAATGCTTTGGAATCTTCGAGGGCGGGAAAGAAATAGGAGGGATGATCAATGATGACCACGCTGCGGGGGCTTAGCGAAAAAGAGGTGTACGCACTCTCCCGGTTTGCCGCTAATCAGAAGTGGTTAAGCATGATGGCCGCTGAGTGCAGGTTTTTGGCGAAAGAGATTTCCGAAGGAGACATGACAAATTTAGAGGGAGAGATGGAGGAACGGGGCTCTGTAAACATCGACATTTCCGATCCCGGTGATGAGGACCTCCGGATTTTCAGTGCCAATCTGGACAGGAAATATTTCCCGGTGTTGGCGCACTTCTTCGCCGAACTTGCCAATGCTTTTACAAGAGAACGCCTTGATGAAACGTTTGCCCTTGCCGCAGGGAAGGCTTTCGATGGGGAAGCGGGCAATGATAACGGGGGAAAGGCATGACTCCCGAAAAACAGCTTAATGGAGCCAGAATTTTGCTTGCCAGGGCGTGTGACGGGGATTTTTGGAACCCCACGTACCGCGATGTTATCACAGTAGGGCACGCGGAAAGCATCCTAGAGGCGGAAGAGTACCTGGCAAGCAAAAACGCCCCCACGGAGTGAGGGCGAAGAGGAAAGACAGATAGCCGGGTGTTCACAGCACCCGGCCACCATTGTATCACAAGAGGCCCTTTTGCGGCGAAGAGGAATGACGAAAGATGGCACGAGGATATAACAAGATCATTCTCCTTGGCAACCTTGCCAGGGATCCAGAGTTGCGATACACGCCCCATGGGAAAAGCGTAGCCCGTATGACTTTAGCGGTAAACAGGCAGTGGAAGGGGCAGAACGGGGAGGCTCACGAAGACGTTGATTTCTTTCCCGTCATTGTATGGGGAAAGATGGCGGAGAACTGCGATACCTTTCTGAAAAAGGGGAGCGCCATTCTGGTGGAGGGCAGGCTCACCACCAGGGACTACCAGGACAAGGAAGGGGTAAAACGGTACGTCACCGAAGTTATGGCCCAGGGAGTGCAGTTCATGCCTTCGGGATCTGGAAAGGGTCGGGGTGGCCTGTACTCCTCCGAAGGAACCGGGGTGGACGGCGATTTTTCCGGCTCTGATGAAGAGCCCTTGCCCTTCTAGGGGGCCTCGCCATGAGATCTATGGATGAGGAGATGGTGCGGATCATCAGGCGGTTTCCCCCAGGGGATTACGAGGTGCGCACACAAGACGATCGAAAGGTTCATAAGCACAAGGCGTTTTGGCGGGGGACCTTGGAAAGATGGGTTGGCGGGATGGTTCCCAAGGCCCTTTTTCGCAGATCCGGAGGCGTGATCGAGACCTTTACATGGCGGTCGCTCTACGTCGGCGATGTGCGGGTGACGAGGATAGGGAGGTAGGCCATGGCAGCGGAACGGGTATCGGTAGTTGATAAGGGGTCGTATTGGTTTTGTTTCTTGGACTTGTCCGTTATGCGAGATGCGAGCTTATCGGTTTACGACAAAGCCGTATACGCTGCGCTTTGCTCATTTGTTTCCGGAGGCGACCCAGGGGCTGGATGCTTTCCGTCCATGGAATCTGTGGCGGAACGAGCAAGCTGTTCCCGGCGCCAGGTAATCCGTTGTGTCGATACTCTGGAAGCAAAGGGGTATATCGAGGTGCACCGCCGAGCGGAGAAACGGAAAAGCTCCGTCTACTACCTCACTAGGAAACGAAATGATGTGGTGACAGACAGTCACTACACTAGTGACAGGGAGTCACCAGAGAAAAAGGGGTGGTGCCAGTCAGTCACCAGTGAAGTGTCACACAGTCACCTCACTGGTGACAGGGAGTCACCCGAAGAAGAATCACTAAATAGAGAATCACCTAAGGAGAATCACTATAGCGGTGGCGGCGATATTACGCCCCCTGTTCCTGAAGCCAAAACCCAAGTCTCAGAAAAAATCCCCTACATGGAGATCGTACAAGCCTACAACGATATCCTTGGAGATTCCCTCCGAAGAGCAAAAGGAATTACGAAATCCAGGAGAAAATCTATCCATGCCCGATGGGGGGAATCCCAAGAGAGGCAATCTTTCGAGTGGTGGGCAGGATTTTTTAGAGCAATCAACACGATGCCCTTCCTGCTGGGGAAAAACGACCGGAACTGGCAAGCAGACCTTGATTGGCTCCTGCGAGAAGCGAACATGATGAAAGTGCTGGAGGGTAAGTATGCGGCAACCGTTCCGTCCGAGGGGCCAGGAGGTGGGCCTGGGAAACAGGTTGACCTTGAGGCCCTAAAAGAAAAGTACGGGGGGTTTGTGCAATGAGTGCCGCCAGCCCGAAGAGCCTGTTTTTTGAGCTTGCAGGAGTAACCCCCGAAGAGGCCCGAAGGTATGCCGAGGAGAACTATCTTGAGGCCGTGGCGTGGCTGGAAGAACAGTTCCCGGACTTGGCGGGGGAGGATGCCCCGTGGATCTTCGGAGGAGAAAAAGCCCTCGATGCCATAGCCGTGCTGGAGGCCAAGGAGAGCCAGGCGAACTGCGGAAACTGCCCGGGATACGAGAGCTGCCCGAACATCCCCAGGGGGCATTCCCGGAAGGTTTACACGGAGCAGGGCCGTGTGGAGGTGGTGGTAACTCACAAGTGCCAGGCCAAGCGTCAGGCGGAGTGGAGCCGGAACCTTGAGTACACCATGCAGAAATCCCAGCTCCCCCCGCTACTCCAGGCGAAGGGTTTCCGAAATTTTGTGAAGACTGCACACCCCCATGCGGCAAAGATGGCCAAAGCTGCGGAAGAATCCGCCAAGTCTGACCGATCCCTGGTGCTGGCGGGAAATTACGGTTGTGGGAAAAGCCACCTGGCGGCGGCGATATTGAACAACGTCCTGCGCCGACAGAAGACCGGGCTGTATATCTCGGTACCCGAAATGATCGATGTGCTGCGGAATGCCGCATGGTCGAAGGGGGAAGAAAGGCCCATGAAGGTGCTTGAGGGGATCGTGGAGGTAGATGTGCTTGTGCTTGATGACCTGGGCAAGGAACGCCCCACCGCCTTCGCAAGTGAACAGCTCTTTAGGATTATCGACGGGCGCTATACGGCCCAGAAACAAACCATTGTGACCACGAACCACACAGAACCGGGCACCTTGGCCTATAAGGCCGGGGACCACGGAGAGGCTATCTGCTCCAGGCTGCAAGAGATGTGCGGTGCTGGGGGATGGATCGTAAGTCAGGCCCCGGATTATCGGCGGAACTTCTGCGGGGGCAACGTGGCGGTATGAGAGGAAGGAATAACACGATGAACGAATATGAAGCCGCTGTTTTGGAATTTCACCGAGGGTTTGGCGGACCTGAAGGAGAGCCTTTCGGGCAAGATCGGGATCTGTTGAAACTCCGCTTCGCTCTCATCCGCGAGGAGCTTGAAGAACTCGAAGTGGCAGCCGGGGAGGGCGAGATGTCGCAGATCATGAAGGAGTTGGCGGATCTGCAATACGTGGTTTCCGGGTTTGCCGTCACCTACGGGCTGGATCTCCAGAGGGCCTTTCAGCTTGTGCATGAAAGCAATATAACAAAGGTGAAAGAGCCCCAATACAGCGAAACGGGGAAATTATTGAAAGGGCCGAATTATAAGGCTCCGGATATGAGTGAGTTTGAAGAAGGGGAGGGCATCTAGGGATGAAAACGGTAAAGCAGCTTGCATCTGGCGAGAATGCTTATGGGAAAAACAACGTAATTGCTTTGTGTGAGGATGGAACGACTTGGAAGTGGTTCGGAGGTATTAACGCGGATTGGGTGCAATGCCCCGTCCTTCCCAACGAAGAAGAATATGCGCAGCGCCAAGAGGGGAAGTGATGAAGTGACCGAACAAAAGGAAAAGAAGCGCACCCGCTGCCAGGTCTATTCCCGAGTTGTGGGGTTCTTGACCCCCCTCTCTCAATGGAACAAGGGGAAGCGGGAAGAATTCAAGGATCGTAAGACCTTCGATCCCAACAAATCCGGGGAAGAAGCATAGAAAGTTTTTCAAGGAGGGCCGTTTTCGTGCGTGATTACATCGAAGAAATTGTGGAACTCGTGGCAACGAGGCATAGGGATGGGTTGCGGATTCTTTCCGGAGAGGCGGCTCCTCCTTCCCGGGAGGACCTTGAGGAGATCATACGTCACAATATGGCTCAGGGGGGATATATAGATCCCACCATCCGGGCTCCCGGGAAAGATGCCGCTCCCCAGGCGGTTGTGGTGGAAAGCGTGGCCCCTTATGTTTCGGCTCTTCAGGTGGTGGGGTGGGATGCCATAGTAGCCGCGACCAGAAATTTTGCTCAAGATTTCAAGGATATGTGGAAGGTTTTCGTGCTGTATATCACCCTGGTGGAAAAGCCTGGATGGACTCCCCGAAGCGAACCGACATCAGTAATAATAACGATAAGCCAGAAAACCGGGGGATTAGATATAAAAACGATTCGGAAATACAGAAAGGACGTTCCGGGGAGAATTGCATGTTTGGCGCGGATGCCCCAGAGGTTTCTTTTCTGAATTTCGATTTCCCGAGTTATTCCCTTTTTATTCCCGAAATGTTCCCGAGATATTCCCGTTTTATTCCCTCCGTAATCTGCAAATCGCGATAAAATAGTATCATCGGCAAAAAGGATAGAGAAACACAACACCCCCGGCGGAAGGCTCCATCGGGGGTGTTGTGTTTGAGATTATCCTCTTGGAGGGAAAGGATCATTTCCGTGGCTATCTCTGTCGCGAATCTTTCCATCCATTCCATGTATAAAAAGTTCTCCCTTGAGCTGCTTGCTAATGACACGAGCAACTTTTGTAGCCTCATGTTGGGTGTCATACTTTTTATCATGAGTGTATCCTTCTACAATTTTTATCTCCCATTTCTTTTCCGCTTTGTTGTAAACAACATGGACTTGGATTTGTGCATTTGGCATTTTATTCACCTCCTTTCCTCAGCAGGTTTTTGTTTCTTAGTAAATTATAATTCACCAAGAGCAAAATGTCAACTTAGGTCAATTTGTTAAAAAGGGAGGGTTGGAATGGAATCGGTGGATCCCATACGCGACCGGAGACAGGTGGCGGAAATGTCCCGGTATCTGCGGCGATGGAACGAAAAATACTATCTTCTCTTCGAGTTCGGCATACATACGGGGTTGCGGATTTCGGACCTCCAGCGCCTCACCTTCGGGCACATCATAGATGAATACGCCTCGGGGAGGCGTAGATGGGCCGAGCGTGTGCGTATCCGAGAGAAGAAGACCATGAAGACCAATCGGGAGAGGAGCATACTTATCCGGGGAACGGAGCTGGAAAGCGTTATCAGGGGGTGCCTTTCTCCTATTACCGCCTGGGATCTTTCGTCCCCGCTCTTTCCTTCCCGCTACATGAGCGATGAAGGCATTCGTGCCCTGGGGGAATGGCAGGTACGGCACGTGTTGAAGCGGGCTGCCGAAGCTTGCGGCGTGCCCGGAAGAATAGGCACACATACACTGCGCAAGACCTTTGGCCATCATTACTACAAAGAGACCAAAGACGTGGCCACCCTGCAAAGCTTATTTGCCCACAGCTCTCCAAGCATAACCCTGCGGTACATCGGCATCACCCAGGATGATCACGATACAGCGTACAAGAAGGTGCGGTTTTCGACGCAAAAGGCCTCTTCCTTTTGACAGGGGGGTACTCGAAAAAGGCGGTTTTTTGACATAAATAACGATTAATAAAAGCGTTCTTTTTGATTGATTCTGTCATTCATCCACGAAAGAGCTTTTTCGTTAATAAAGACCTCTCAACGGTAAAGGCAAAACGCTGTTCAAGCTTTGTAATTACTGGCTTTGGTGTGGGTTCCAAGTTATCACGGACAATATACGTTATACGTGATAGGTATACAATCCTTTAGCGTGGTAGAAGAGCCCTTGCGACAAGGCCTTTTGCAGAATTGTATAGGATTTTATAGGTTCTTTCGGGGGCCTGAAGAGTGGGGGCGAACGACACCGCGGCTTTGACATAGGTGCGAACTGGTTCAGGGGGTGTTCGCTTCGCGTTCGCTTTCGCTTTTGTAAACTTTTTGGGCATGTCGGTTTAGGGGGTGTTGCGTTGCTCGAAGGAGGGGTAAAGGACCTGGCAGCCATCCTCGGCATTACGGAAAGGTCCGTGCAGAAATTTGCGGCCCAGGGGCTTTTTCGTAAGGTCCGCCGGGGAGTCTATGATCTGCAGGAATCCGTGAAAACCTACTACGAAAACGAGGGGAAAGAGGTTTCTTCTTCGGATTCCGGGGATCTCTTCTCGAAAAATCTCTCCTCCTCGGATCTTGCGGATCTTCTGGGCATCTCCCCCCGGTGGGTGCAGAAACTTACCGCCGATGGGACGCTCAAGAAGAACCCGGAAGATCGGTATGACCTCGCCCAGGCCGTGCAAGGGTATTGCGAATATCTCCGGGGAGCCACGAAGAGCAATCAGGGGGATCTGGACGCGGAAACCCTGCGGCTTACCCGGGCGAAGGCGGACAAGGCGGAGATATCCGTGGAAATGCTGCTCGGCGAGACCGTGCGTATCGAAGCGGTAGGCCAGATATGGGGGGATCTCGTCACGGTCTTTCGAAGCCGAATGCTGGGGCTGCCGAACAAGATGGCGGCCATTCTCGCCCTCAAGGAGGACCCCGCGGAAATTCGGGACCTGATTATGGAGGAGGTGAGGGATGCCCTTGAGGATCTTGCGAGGTTCGACCCGGAAGACGTCGTTGAGAGAGCTTTGCCGGAAGATCCTGAAGATGACGAGCCCTCCCCCGAGCCTGACGGTATCGGAATGGGCGGATAGCAACCGGCAGTTATCCAGCGAATACGCTTCGGAGCCGGGAAGATGGAAAACGAGCCGGGCACCCTTTCAGCGGGAGCTTATGGATTGCACTGTGGATCCCGGGTTGCGACGAATAACCGTTATGGCGGCGTCCCAGGTGGGGAAAACGGAACTCGAAATGAATATCTTTGGCTACTTCGTTACCGTGGATCCCTGCCCCATACTTTGGACATGGCCCACGGAGGATCTTGCGGAATCCTTTTCCAAAGAGCGGCTTGCCCCCACCATACAGAGCACCCCGGTTCTTCGGGAACGGGTGCGGGAAGTAAAGTCCCGCACCTCGGGAAACACCATTCTCAACAAGAAATTCCCCGGGGGGTACCTCGCTCTCGTGGGGGCGAACTCGCCCCGAAAGCTTGCCTCCCGCCCCGTGCGTGTGCTGCTGATGGATGAAATCGATGGATACCCCGCCAGTGCGGGCACCGAGGGAGATCCCCGAAAGATAGCGGAAAAACGGGTATCCACCTTTTGGAACAGCCTCATCATTCAGGTATCCACCCCCACCATACGAGACCTTTCTCCCATAGAAAACGAGTATGAGAAGGGCACCATGGAGCGGTGGCACTGGAAATGTCCCGGCTGCGGCAAATATGTGGAGCCCAAGTGGGATCTTTTTATTTTCCGAAATCGGGAGGCAAATCCCGTATTGCGCTGCGCCCTTTGCGGTAAAGAATACGGAGAAACGGTATGGAAGGCCTCCCCGGGAAAATGGATAGCTACGCATCCCGAGAGGCGGCGTCATAGATCCTTCCACCTTACGGGGCTCGTCTCTCCCTGGGTAACCTGGGCGGAGCTGGTGGAGGAATTCCTGGAGGCCAAGGAGAGCGGTGGCATTCAGGCCATGCAGGTATTTCACAACACCCGGCTTGCCCGCACCTGGGACGAAGGAGGCTCTACGGTAGAGTCCTCCATGCTGGAACGCCGGAGAGGCGTGTACGGCGAAGGGCTTCCCCTCGGTGTGTTGGTGCTCACCGCCGGGGTGGATGTGCAGGATGATCGCCTCGAAGTGGAGGTGGTCGGCTGGGGTATCGGCTTCGAAAGCTGGGGCATAGAATACCGGGTCTTCATGGGAGATCCCTCCAAGGATCTTCAGGTATGGGCGCAGTTGGACGAGTTCCTGAAAAGGGCCTGGGTTCGGGCGGATGGGGTAAAGCTCGGCATCTCCTGTACCTGCGTGGATTCCGGGGGGCATTGCACCTCCCAGGTGTACCGATTTACGAAGCTCCGGGAACAGCGGCGCATCTTCGCCATCAAGGGGCGCGGAGGGCCGGGGGTCCCCCAGATAGGAAAGCCCACCCGTGCGGGGCGTGAAAAGGCGGTTCTCTTTACCCTGGGAGTGGATGCTTTGAAAACACTCCTCTATTCCCGGCTGCGGGTGGAGGATGAAGGCCCCGATTACTGCCACTGGCCCCGAGGAGGGGAAACCGGATATGACGGAACCTACTTCGATGGCCTCACCTCGGAGCGGAAGGTTATCAAAATGAGCCCCAAGGGGCGTAAGGTGGAATGGGTAAAAAAATCCCAGAAAGCCCGGAACGAACCCCTGGATTGCCGGGTATACGCCACGGCGGCCATAGGGATATTGAACCCGGATCTGAAACGCCTGGCGGAAACCGGACCAGGCAGGGGGGCACCGCGAAAGCGCAGGGTTTTGAGTAAGGGGGTATCCGCATGACCAAGGCGGAACGACTGGAAGAAGCAAAAAGGCACCTCTGCGCCTGGATGGAGGCGGAACTCAAGGTTGCAGAAGGGCAGGAATTCAGCATGGGAAGCCGCAAACTTGCCATGCCGGATCTGCCCTATATCGTGGAACGCATAGCCTACTGGCGACG